TCCAAAGAGATAGAAATTACGAGCATTGGTAAATAATATATCGTTAGATCCTCCCCATTGGTCTACCATAGATTGATTTATATTAGCCATTCTTGCTAGGATACCTATAGCATGGGGAGCATTAATATCATTAGCATTCTCTTTAGTAACATCGTTTATATTTTTAATCCTGTTATTATTTACCTCTAGTCCAACATTCTGCATCCAATTGATAACATTCTTCATTCCTACATTAGCACCAACAGCCATTGCTTTTTGTTGTTGAAACCTTTTTAATGAAGAGAACCCTATAGGACTATTTTGAGAACCAGCCTTAGGATTATTTCTTTCAATTGAACCTCCAAAGCCCATAGGATCTATATCATGTGGAACTTTAGGCATTTGATAATAGTCTGGTATTATAGCCATTTTATCAATATTATGAGTAAGAACCTTCCAAGGAGTACCATACCATGTATATAAATGATCACCATCAAAATCTCTTTGATGTAGAACTCTTAAATCATACGCATTTACTGAGCTTGTTTCACCTAATAACCTACTTTGAAGACCTTCAAGTCTATGAAATCCTATATCATAAGATTTTTTAGGAATAGCTACAGCATTTAGTCCTAATTGTATATCATATTTCTTAACATCATTTCTTAATTGTTGTAATTTTTTAGTTATTCTCTTATCTTTAGGGCCTCTAACACTTGCTGTTCCATTATTTAACAAATTAAACACATCACCATAACTCCATTGTAAATTAGGGTCCTGTACGTATGCTTCAATTTGATTTATAATGTCTTGAACTTTAGATTGCCTTCTTTGAGAGAAATCTACATTAAGATAAGGATCTCCATTGGCTAATCTATTGCCTCTATTTCTAACCATAGATTCATAGTTATTATGTGTTAAAAACTTAGTACCTTCTTTTCTAATTACAATATCTATACCATTATCATTATATATAAAATCTAAGTCTTTAATATTTGATACAGGCTTTTTAAAGAAACTATTACCAGCACGAATACCTCCAAATGTAGTATATGCCCTCATTCCTGTTGGTATTTCATTTCCATTATTGTCAATTGTAGATATTTGACGAATAACTGGATTCCTTAATGGCATATCTGCTCCAGTCTCTGGAACAATATAAGAATCTCCTCCTTTAGGAGTAATAGGTTTCCTAATTATATCAATCATTTTAGAGCGATACAATCTACCAATAGCAGTTCTTATAACACCATTATTAGATTCCATTCCATATATTAATAGTTTTTGAGCTAATGAATTAATTCCTTGATCAAATTCAAAACCTTCCCTAGCCTTCATATCATATAATATATTAGTTAACTCATTATTAGATCTTCCTAATAATTCAGTATTATAGCCTGCAATCTCTTTAACAATTTTACCAAGCCCTTGCCATGCCTGTACTGCTTGAGTCATTCTAACATCATGAAAATCATTTAGACTATGAGATAATACTACACCCTTACCAGCTTCACCATGAAATCCAAGACCAATATCGCTAGGAGCAATATTAATTATATGATCTCTAGATATACCACCCATATCTTGACGCCAATCTGAATTAGAGAATCTTAAAGGAGCTAGTCCATCTCTTCCAAACTCTTTAGCACTAGATTCACCCATAAATATATGAGTATCACCCATCCTATTAGCAATATCTGGATGGTATAGCATAAAGCCTTTTAATATAGCTGTACTACCTTGTTCAGGATTATTATGAAATACTACAGGTTTCATTCCATTAAAATCACCTATCTCTTTCCCCTCAAGAGCCCATATAATTCTAGCTAATTTCTGATTTATAAATATACCTCCATCTATAGAGCTAGATTCTAAGCTTGGTTTATTTTCAATAGTCAGTTCTCTTAAAAACTCTGATGCATTCTGTCTTTCTGCTGCAGACTTATTGGGATTATTAGCTATTCTTTCTACATCTGTCCTAATGTTATTTAGATTAAAAAATGGATTTGTTGAATCCCAGTACTCATCTTTTACAGCTGTAGCATCAATACCAGTTCTTATAACATCTTTAAAATCTCTACGAATAGACATATCTGGATGATGTTTAGCCATATAATCCATAACTTCGAAAGCCATTCTTGAGGTATTTCCACCCTCTGAACTTTTACTATATTTAAAATACTTATCATACCATGCAGCTCTATTTTCTGCACTACTAAAGGTATTATTTTGTAAAAATCTATTTAATCCATTAGTGTTGGTAAAATCAGCATGCATTAAAAACATCTTTAATTCTGCATCTTTAAATCCTGGACTCTCTAATGTAGAGAGATGACCAAAAGCATTTTCAAAGTTCGTTTTTTGATCTCCACTTAATCTATTTCTTTTAAGTTCATACCATTCTTTAAAGTTTTTAAATAACTTTTGTCTGTTTTGAGTACTCCAGTTAAATAAGACTGTCCTACCTGCATTAATATCCATAGGCACAAGCTCATTTTGAGGCATTCCTTCTATATATTCCCTAGCTTTACCCTCTAAAGTGAACTCATCAAGGGATCTACCTTCTTTTTCAAAAAATTCAATAAAATGCTCATTTACCCTGGCCTTACGATTCTCTGGCCTATCTCCATTTAATATAGAATGCAAGTCAGCTCTACCTTCTACTGTTGTCTCTGCACCATTCATAACACCTTTTTGCTCTAAATGATATACATCATAGCCATATAGGTTATAAAAATCATCAGATTTATTAGATCTTCCAGGCACATTATCTTTTATAACAATTGTATTTCCATATACCTGAGCAGTCTTTCTAGTACCTCCTATAGATGCAAAAGCTCCTTTAACAAGAAGAGGCATTTCTGTAGCTCTAAACTCCTTCCAGGCCTCTCTTTTTTGATTGACAGTGGTATAATCAGGATTAGCATTTATTCTGTCTCTAACCTCAAATAAAGCTGTATGTATACCAACTGTTTGCATACTTTCAATAAATTTAGGATCTATTCTATTTGGATTATCAGGATCTACTAAGCCATATTTTTTAGCTATATGTAAATCTTTAACAGTATTAAGATGAGCTACACTTTGTTTGTATAATTCTCCAAATTTAGTAGCATCTGCTTTCATTTGATCTACTTGTTCTACATTAAAGGATCTATTTTGTTCAATTACTTTATTAACACCCATCATTAAAGATGCTAAATCTTCATAAGTTCTTCCTTCTAAGAATGTATTAACAGCATCATCTAATGTATGTTTACGCATATTTTCTGCAGAACCTAGCTCTGACATTAATTGCTTCATTAGAAAGTCTTTATGTCTTAATGCTTCACCTCTGCTCATTGGATCTTTACCTAAAGTATTAATCTTATCCATTATTTGAGCAATTTTATTATTAGCTGCCTCAGACCTATCTGCAATAAATTGAATACCTTCACCTATTGACATTACATAATCGCCATATACTTCTGTCAATATCCTTCCTGACTCCTTTCTAGCATCTCTAAATTTACCAATTTGAGTTTCTAATGATCTTAGTATAGGTTCGTACTCTTCACTACGCCCATATCTTTGTCTTAAATCTTTTAATGAATTTTCAACTTGCTCTAGCTTAGAAATGTCTCCAGTCTTATTAAATTCATCGATACCACTGAAAATATCTTTTCTATTGCTTTCTAATTGTTTAGTTTGAGTTTTAGTATCGATTAAATCCAATACTTTTTGAGTTTGTTCTGATACTCTTTTAGAAAAAACATCATTTAACCTATTATATACCTTATTAACATCTGAAGCATAGAATGGCTGAAGACCAGTTTTAGGATCTGGCTTAAAGATATACTCAACAGGATGTACATTTGGGCCCTGTATAATGCTTAATATTTCTTTTTGTTTTCTAGCTAAATCACTTTGTGTTTCAATACTCAGTTTTTCTGCAGCAGCTTGGTTCTTTATACCTTCTGGAGATTGAATTTCAATACCTCCTCTGGCATCTATATTTAACATACCTACATCTCTAGCACCCATAACAAGAGATAAAGCTTCATCACTATAATTCCAATCTCTTAACATTCTTTTTTGTGTATAATTTTGAACAGCATCAGGAAAATTTCTACCAAAGCTAGATAAATAAGCATCAGCAGGCTTTTGAATGCCTAATTTTTCATATTCTTCTACTAAAGTTCTTGCTAAGTCAAATGGAATAACTAACTTATTCTTTGTATCTCTAGCTTGAGTTTCTGCTGCAGCTAATAAAGGATGTATTTCTTGTTGAATAATAAGCTGTATATCCGCAGCTTCATCCTTAGCTCTATTAACAGCCTCTTCAGACTGCTTATCTTTTGCTGATAATTCTTTTTCACCTACCTTGTATTGCGTAGGATCTGCTAAAATACGACCTATAATAGTAGGATCTTCCCATTCATTTTTATTTCTTAAAGCTCTGTCTGCTGCTAATACAAAATTACGCTCTGTATTATCCATCTTTTCAGTATCCCTAATAGACATTCTATATACCTTCTCAAGAGCATTAACTCCCTGAGAATTAATAATAGCTTTTAAATAAGGATTATCACCACCATCAAGAGATACATAACGATTAAAATCTTTGCCATGATTAGCTTTAACTAATAAACTTGTATACTTATCAACAATACTATCAACAATAGGCATTAAATTTTTATTATACAAAGGATCATCTTTAGCTACATCTGACCTAATAAGTTCTCCTTTTGCATTTAATCTAAATGAAACTTCAGAACCAGGTCTTGTTTCTCTTCCTAATCCTATATCTCTAAATAAATCTTTAGTTGATAATATAGTACCAAACTCTCCAAGAGATTGACCTAAGGGCACGTTTAAAGTTCCAATATCTAAAGTTTTTCCATCACTAGAAACTTTAGTAGGTAGCCCTATAGCTTGATTAAGCTCATTAAACATATCAAAATAGATCTTTTTATTAGCATCTGCAACTTCTCTTGTAATTCTTCCAGTAGCAGCATTATAGCCTAGCTCACCTATAGTAGTACCATCTTTAAATGCAATATCTTTAATCTCTTGAACCATTGAATTAAGATTAGCTTCACCTAACCTACGAACTTCAACTCTTTTATAGTCACGAGGATCAGAATGAGCACTCATACCCATCATATCAGATATTCTTCCAAAATCTTCTACTATTTTATGTTCAGCAGAAAATTCTCCTTCTGGATGAGTTTGATCATTCCTTCTTTTTTCAAATATTTGTTGTATTTTTTGAGCTACAGGATTAGTTCCAAATGAAGAACCTACTGCTGAAGTAGTTTGGCCTTCATTATAAGTTTGAACCATCTCAGTAATACCTTCATGCTTGATGTTTAGAAGATCCATAACTTCTTTATGTCCCTGAAAGTCCATAACATACTCTCTCATAGAATCTCTTCCCCAAGCACCTCTACTTTTTGTCATAAATCCTGCTATAAATAAGTGAGTCATTGCTTCTCGTGGATCTAAATCATCAATCATTCCAGTTTTAATCATCTCCCAATTCATAGCAGCAGCACCTAAAGACATACGAAGAGAAGACCCTAGAAGATCTGCAGCATATCCTTTTGCCCATGCGCTAACACCAGCTTGACCTACAGTCTTTTTATATTGATCTAATAAGCCATATACGTCATCCATAGGTATTTTCCCAGAACTAATTCCAGAATTTATTTTAGATGCGGTATATTCTGTTCCATTTACCTTCCATACTTTATCAGCACCTAAGCCTTTACTAACAACATTATATCTACCGCCATTAGTTAATATTTGTAATAATCCTTTAGTGGTCTCTTCACCATGCTTTTTTGTTAAAGCTTTATAGTCAGTGGAAGTATATTTTTGAAGCATTGTTTTCCAACCCTGTTTTAAAGAACCATAACCAGACTTACCAATTCCGAATATATTAGGCACTCCTCTAATTAAAGGAAAGGTTGCAGACATATAGAAAGAATGCTCTAATGATGTAAGTGGTGCATAATCCCTATCTTCTATTCTGTGTCTGAAAGCTTCATCTACTAAGCCATGAATACCTAGTACCACCATGTCTTGAGCTCCCATACCTAAATATTTTGCTACTCTATGATTAACACCAAAGGGAAGTTTTGTTTGTAGTGCATTTTCAACCCATCCATCTACAGTATTTAAATGATTTCCCCTAGCTTTTAATCCATCAGCAAACCGTCCTCCTAGTTGTCTAGCAACGTCATCGCTAATCTCTACTCCACCCTCCTTAAAGGCAGTTTTAATACCTCCATGGGCCATACGAGCCATCATAATATTAGCTTCTTCTAAAGCTTCTCCACCTACTGAATGTTCTTGCAACCAAGATCTACCCATCTTGCTCTTAACTTGCTTTTTTAAACTTTCTTCAACTAATTCTTGGGATAATCCTTTTTTAGCAGCAGTAGAACCAACATCTGCAATAGCGTCTTTAACAATTCTTTTACCACCAGATTTAGATAAAAGAGAAACAGCTTTACCAGCACCCTTTCCTATCCAACTAAAAGGTCCTACAGGACTAACAAGCGCTGCGGCCTCACCAAGAGCCCATCCCATACGCTCATCAGTTCCCATTTCTTCCCACGGCTTGTAATCACCTCCATATGTAGTTAATTGAGATGCGCCAAAAGTAAATCCAGACGTAGCACCCCATAACGCAGCTCCAGCCATATCGTATAAGCTAAAGTCATCTACAGGAGCCTCTTCTTCCCTTCTAAATACTTGTCTACTAGCATCGAGAGGTGACATCTCCATTTCACGAGACCCTAATGATGGACCAATTCTAGTTTTCTTTTCTTCTTCGTCCTGTACACGCTTTAAAAATGATTCAGTTAAAGGCATTATTTGTCCCCTTGTAATTTCTCTAATGCTGTTAATGCATGATTATATTTATCATTATGCATATTAAAATTTGCTTTTATCATTTCAGGCAATGGAGCCTGCATAACGCTTGTGCTTACTGCTCTATATCGCTCTCCCAGGGCTGCTATTTCTTCCTGTATAGAATTATCAGGAGATGCTAAACCCCACCATACAAACCTAGATTCTCCCATCCAGTCATTATCAGGGTCTACATCTTTAATTTCTTCATACCTGCCCCACAATGTTTCCATTTCTCTATTAGCATTATCATGCCATGACATCCATTGATCATGCCATGCTTCTACTTCGTCAAGATTTTTCTTTGAATCTTTTATATTTTGGATAGCTAAAGATTGCTGATCTTTAGTTAAATTTAAATTAGTAGGATTATTTACCAACTCTGTCATCTTCTCTTCTCTCTCCAGGTTAAACATTTGTTCCGTAAAAGGAGCAAAACTTTTTCCACCCTCTACTTCCCACATGTCTAAAAAGGGACCAATATCAACTACAGTGCTATCATCAGAGAGACCAGATTCAACCTTAGAAACTAAGTCATTCATTGCCATAGTATATTGAGCTTTTTCATCTTCATTTTCAGATTTATTAGCATAATCTCTTAATGTTGTTATTGCTCTAAATGTTTGATTATAAGCAGCAGTATCTTCTAATGCTATATCTGTAGGGTGTAAAATTCTTACCTTTATATCTGACATTATTTTCTCCTTCTTAACTCTGGTAAATTACCTATTATGCCTTTTATAACATTTATTGGATCATCTGCTGTCACGCCTTGCAATTCATTTGATAAAGACAATGTAAGCATTGATTGGATATTGTTCTTTGTTAAATCCATACCGTCCTGCGTTAAAAAGCTTTGATATATCATATCTTCACCTTGTAAGGCTGTTAAAAAAGCTTCTCCTGTAGCTGATGATGCAAACATTTGAGTAAGTTGATTTGCTATAAGATCTGCATTGTCTGCATAGACTCCACCTGAAGCTTCTGCTAATTCTTTAATTGATTCAGCACTTAAAGCACCATCTTCTCCTGTTAATGTCTTCATTGCACTATAACTTAAATTTAATTGATCTTCTATATATGCAGGATCTGAAAGATTAAATTTTGAAGCAGTTCTACTTTCTTGATTATCCCTTATATCACTTAGCTGTTTATTTATAATCTCTTGCTGACTTAAACGATCAATTTCTCTTTGCTCTGCACGGCTTTTATACTCAGCATCCTTAACTGCTTGCTCTCCTATTCTTAAGCCTAACTCATCACCTCTTTGGCTAACCTTCCACTTTAATTCATCCAATACTTGTTGCCTATCGCGCTTATTCCTTTCTATCTGTACCAATGTATTTTGATACTTACTATCAACATCAGCATACATCTGTTCAGGAGTTTTTTGTCCAGAACCAGTTTGCTTATAATCAGGTAGTTTATTTAATTGATTTCCAGTGGATTGTATTCTACTTCGCATATCTATTAATGTTTCATTGTAATCTGCAATTTGGCCGTCCATATGATCAATAGCATCTTGTTCATTTTTTATTTGAGTCATCATGAGAGACATTTCCATCTCATCATTATGCATTTTTTCTCTTAATTTTAATTCTTCCTCTCTCAACATCCAATCAGGTTTATCGGTAATGTTTTGCAGCATATCTAAGGCTGCTATCATTGCATCATACTTATTCGCCATCTTTATCTCCCATTGCTATTTTTACATTACCCTCTAAACATTTACCTGTTCCAAAAATATCTAAAAAATTGCCACCTGATTCTGCACTAAATTCAAACCAACCTCCACCACCTTTATCTCCAACCCCAGTCTTTTTAGCTCCTGAAGTGTCGACATCTCCTAGATCAGATGGTGTTCCCGCTGTTTCATCCATACTTAAATTCATATCCTTGATTGCATCATAATTAAAATCACCTTCAGTGACACCTAACATTGACCCAAATGCAGTTTCTAAATCATCTGCTACAGTACTAAAATCAGGCAAATAATGACTAGCATCTTCACCAGCTAAGGCCCCAGATATAGTTGTATATTGAGTCTTAAAATCAGTCCTATAGCCGGAGATTCGTTGTTGCATTAGTGTGTGAGCGTCATCAATAGAGTCTTGTATTGCCTTTTGCTCATTACTTAAATTTGTAATAGACTTTTGAAAAGCATTGTAAGATGTATTTAAATTTTGCTGTAGAGTTCCTATTCTTGTGGGATCATCTGCTTCCGCTGCAACTTCACCTTCAGCTAAATCAGGAGGAGCTGCAAAATCAGTCCCCGCAGTAGGCCCTATATCTCCAACTGTCATATCATCTCCAACCACATTCTTATACTCATCTAGAGCTTTATTTAAAGCATTTTGAGCATTCGTTTCTGCGGTATTCCATTGGCTAGCTTGGCCAGATCTAACAGATTCTTTCATCTCTTGCTCTACTCCAGTCGCAGCAAATCCCATTTTTGCACTTGCAGTCTCAATCTCCATACGGCTTGACTCTGTATCCTTCACTATACCTTTTCCCGCTTCCTCTAAAGTGTCTGCAACATCTTCTGTAGCTAGAGTTCTAGATTCTTCTGCAGCAAGAGCCGCATCTGCTGCTGCAGTAAGAGCATTGCTATAATCGGCAGAAGCAGTATAAAAATCATCTACTGCTACTCCCCAATCTGTTTTTTGTCCTTGAAATTCTTGTTGCCATCCTCCCGATATAGCTATATTCTTTGACGTTCCAGTTTCGTCTGTATATGTAAAAACTGATTCACCACCTTGAGTTAATAAATTAGTCTCTGTACCAGTAGGTATGCCAATAGTGTCAGCTTTTCCTTCTAAAAATCCTTCTATTTCTGATTGAACATTTTCTGCATACTCTTGAGCTGACTCTTTATAATCATCAAGAAGACCTTGTACAACCTGATCATTTCCTTCATACTTGCCACATTTATTGTGATTTAACATATTGCCTGCGAAGTAATTATGTTCTCCCTCAACTTCAATATTATAAACATCAATAGTCATAGATTTAGTTTCTATTTTATTAACCTTGATATCATTTCCATCTAAATCAATTAAATAATCTCCAGTTTTTGCATGCATAGCAGATCTGTATTTTCCATTAATATATATAGGATGATTAGGGGTAGCTATAAGATTATCATTAATAATAATCTTTTTACCTTTAGTATTTTTATGCTTAAAGATATCTGTAACCTTAGCAGATATTATTTTATCATCTTTAAGATTATAGCTTTTTACATAATCTCCAATTTTTATATCTTTAATTGACTTAAACTTCATTACAGCTCCTTATAAAAGTTTGCACCCATATATTTAAAACCAACCTTTCCCATAAATTTATCAGCCTTCTCTGGATTAATGGCAGTTGATATTCCTACTTCTGCTATTTTAGCATTATTCTTTTTACCCCAATCACAAAATGCATCCATTAATTTCTTAGCAGCAAACGAACCTCTAGCAGTAGGTGTCACATAATAAATATACTCACTTAAGTATTTATCTTTACTGTAATACATGCTTTTTAAACCGCCACCTATAATTCCATAGATCTTTTTATCTTTTTTAGCTACAAGCATACAATGGTCATTTGCTTCTATTAAATGAGTTCCAAATCTTCTAGCCTTTTCCTTACTATACTTCATATTGCTATGCAATGGAGATTCTTGCTGAAAGGCTTCTCCTATCTCAATTAATTCTTCTAAATCTCGAATATTTGCATTTTCTACTATCATATTCTTATGCTAAACTGTCAAATAATGAATACGCTGTTAATCCAACTGCACCTATTACACCAACAGGACCTCCAAATGTTGCTAATCCAGAAGCAAGAGCACCACTTCCTAATGCTCCTGTAGTAGCTACAGACCCTAATAGTGCAGCAGTACTACTTGCAGCTCCTATACCAGCCGTAGCATATTCTTCAGGAGTTTCTGCAGTAAATAAATCATATGCACTCATTCCAACACCAAGACCAGGAAGTATATGTTTACCTATTCCAGAACTCATTCCGCCTGCAGCTTTTAATGTTTCCTCTGCTGCAGTAGCCATCTTAGTCGGTGCTGCTATAGTTTCAATTTTTAACATATCATCTATAGTGCCCGAAAACTGCCCTCCCTTGCCAGGAAGACCAGGAAGAGACTTGAAATCATAATCAGCCAATGCACTTGGAATTTTACCCTGTGTAAATTCCTTACCCATAAGTATTTTTTGGGCATCGGAAATGTCTGTCATGCCATAATTACTCGTTATACCATGTCCTACAGATTCATATAAAGCAGGATTCACTCCAGCTTCTTTAAGGCCAAAAAATTCACCAACAGGAGACTCTCCATACTCTCCAAAAGTATTAACATCTACCGTTTTACCTGCTTTATGAGAATATATTTTACTTGTCGCAGTTTTAATAGAATCCTGATCCATAACTTGTTTAGTTTTTTGATTTAAATATTTGCTATATAAATCCTTACCTGTCTCAACTGCCTTAGCCTTCATTGCTCCTTTACTGGCCTCTACTGCCTCAATATCTTCTTTTCGCTTGCGCTCTAACATAAAGTCAGCATGCTTTGCTTTCGCTATAGCTACTCTATCTTCTCCACGAGAACCGCCTCTATAAAATCCACTCATATTAAACTCCTTTCATAATTATTATTATCCTTCTCTACCAAGTGAGGAACCACTGCCATCATCTGTACCAGATCCTTCTGTGCCAGGCTCTGTATATCCTCCAACATACATAATGAATGCTAAACTATACCAATCAACTAGAGGTTTACCAGTATTGGTGGTGGTTGTAGTCCCATCTGATAAAGCCTTTTCAGAAATATCGTGAGAATGACTGCCTCCACCTCCTATGTTACTTGATTCATGCGATTCACTGACTTCTGTATTTTGATAACTACTCCCTACACCACCATGTCTTGTTACATTTGTCGAGTTATAGGTATAATTATGATTGTGCTCTGGTATTTGTGAAGTAGTTAATGTATGACTTGCAGTAGCCGTAGCCTCTATATTACCAGTTACTTCTGATATATCTGCTTTACCATAACTGTCTTGTGACTCTCCATAAGACTCTGAAGAATCTGGACCAAACTTTGTACTCTCATAACTACCATTAGTAGAACCACCGGGAAGTAAGGCCCCTGGTCCTGCACCTATAATAAACTTAGCACGCAAATCTGGAGTTCCCATGTTTCCATCACAAAATTGCCATCCCTTAGGAATATCTTGTTTTCTTCCTGACCACATGATAATCATTCCAGGGGTAAGTACTTGATTTGTCTTTAAAGTATACCATCTACCTCCATATTTTGCATATAAAATTACACCCATATTTGTATTTCTTAAAGTTAAATCTCCATCACTACCTTCTTTTTTTGTTGGAGTTCCTCTGCCAATAGAAACCTTAGCTCCCTTGTGATGAGATAATCCTCTAACTGCGTCACCGAATCCTCTGCTTGCTACTTTCATTATTTTGCTGTTAACATCCTATATATTATACTTATATCGTTTATTTGGAAATCAGCTGGTACAGTACCAACATGCTCAAATTTTATCCTTAAAGAGTTTACATTTAGATTTACACTTGTAGAGATTGAACTCCATTGATTACTAGTACTAGGTAAATTAGCATGTAATTCAGTATAGGTACTAGTATTACCATCTGATGCATATGAAACCTTAACATTTGAAGTACTATTACACCTATAAGTAACTTTTACTTTATAAATTTTCTTTTGAATACCAATCTCTCCGAAATCAATATCTTTAGTCTGAACAGCATATTCAGTTTGGGCAGCAGCAGTAGTTCCAATTTTATAAAGATTACTACCGCACATATATACTGCCTGGCCTTTAGGATCAATGTTAAAATTAGTTTTTATACCTGTAGCAAAAAATCCAATAGGCAATTTAACTAAAGATTCTCTTGAGAAATTATAAGCCCACCCACCTGTTCCATCAAAATTAGCTGCTGTTTGAGCTAAATCTGGACAAACAAATAAAGTTCTTAATTTTTCTACATATGTAATACCTGGTATAGAAATTGTACTTGCATCTCCAATAGTTAATTCTGTTATTGCTAAATCATTAGGATCTAACTTATCTGCAGTCAAATCTATTATAGCTTCTCCATCATATCTAAAAATACCATGTTCATTTACCCATAAAACACCATATGAACATACCACAACCTGAGAGGGACTTGCAACTCCATAGTTTAAATATTGACCTTCTAAAAATTCACTATCTTCTGATACATTTAAAACATATAAATTTCTTCTTTTAAATTGAAAGATTCTATCTGCATATGTTACCATGCATGTAATATAATCTCCATCATTAATAACAACATCTATCCAGTTTCCTTCTGGATATAAATCAAATTGATTAGCCCCAGTTTTTAATAACCTATCTCCATGTATAGAAGCATTAGTAAAACTTCCAGCGCCTGCCTGCTTTTGAGCAATATTACCAATATAAGCTCTTCTATTAACAACACAGGCAGTTTTAAATCGTGCTTCATATGACAATCCTTCATCAGCATCATACCCTGTTTCAGATCTAAAAGTAATAGCTTGTGGTGGAGAATCTTTATAATTTGTTACACCAAAGGAACCACCTGTCATTCCACTAGTACTCCAATCATTATATTCATCATCAAATGGATTTCTAACACCCCCGCCAGTCTTTAAATTAGCCTCTGCAATTAAATACCATGCGGTACCTGACTCCTTTTTTCTCATATATATCTTAACCATGGTAATTCTATTGGTTTGTTCAGTATTTGCCAAATCAGTACTAGACCCTGTCTTAATAGCCACTCCAACTCTAAATTTTCGTCCAGTTGCAAATCTCATACAACTATCAGTTGTTGCAACATAATTAGCAGCAGTTCCACCAGTAAAAGTATCAGCAATAGTTACAGTACTTTCTTGATCTTCATCGTAGACAAAAGAAGCACCAATTTCCCATTGAATAGTAGAATTTTCAGCTTGTGCAGCTCCTGAGGTCGCAGATGTTCCCTCTTTACCCCAACCTGTAGCTGTATCAGATGCAGTGGTATGAGCCTCAAAATAAACTTCAACTTCTTGGGGAGATGGAGTTGCTGCATCTGTCTTAGAATCATTTACAGTAACCCCTCCAGGTGGCTCTAATGTAGTATTACCCTTTATCCAACCTCCAGTTGCACCTGTCCCTAAAGCACCTATACAGTCATTAATTACATATTTAACATTTTGAACTCGATTATGGCCATCTACATTTGAAAAATTTCCATCTGATATTCTAATGCCGCCATCTGCAGCGAAAAAAGCAGGTTTAGTATGAGTATCCCCTAGAGACACTTCTAAGTCATTAGCATCAGTACCATCTGACTCTTTGCATGTAGAATTACCATCTACCATATGATAATAGTAATCAGTATCTTGTAAGCTACCTCCACTATCATAATCAGCACTAAATGAAAATAACCCATAGCCTTGAGTTCCATTTACTTGATTTCCTAAATCTATACCAGTATCAACCTGTCCACTAACTTGGTTAATAATCCTTCCAGATAAACGTAAATCAACACCTGTAGCTTCAGATACTTGATTATTATCTTCACCACCTATATCTCTAGGGTCTGCAGAAGTATTTAATCCACCCTCAAATGCATTAATTGATAATGATTCTTTAGGCATTAAGTTCCTTTACAAATGCTTTAACTTTTGCCCATGCTTCATCATCTTTCTTAGATTTAGTAAGCTTAACAGCAACGTCACCTATTTTTATTATAGCACCTAATAATCCGTGCTTTTTGATAAATCCTTTTAGTAGTATTTTTAACATATTATTTCCCTATTATTTTAAAGATTGATTTTTTAATACTTGTCCATATAAGATCATCCCATGTACTTGGAGTCAATGCAACAATCTTATCTATTGCTAAAATTATAATTAATACATATTCCCAATTTGCTATTAAAAGCTCCATTATTTGTCTCCTTTAAGGTTAACTATAGTTTCTAATGTTGTAACTACGTCTTTAATTCTTTGCTCAAGATAATCTTGATCTCTATCAAATTTATCTACCATGGCTTGTAATGTAATAATTCTTGTACCTACAGCTTCTATATTTTCAAACTTTTGAGAAAAGCTTTCTATACTAGATTCAATAGATTTTATACTAGCCTTTAATATTTCTATATCACTTTCGGCTTTATTTGCAGTCTTCCCTACATCTACCAATACGTCATGAGCTGCTTCGGTTTCTTGCTTTAAATCTGAAATTTCTGCATCTATATTATTAGGCTCATTAATATATTTATTGATAGGCTGTAATAATTTATCTATTTTAGGCATTACTATATTTAATACCATGTTTCTTATCATTTTCTCTCCTTATTCCAAAGCTCAAACAAAGTTTTTACTTTTTCTTTTAATACATCAATATCTACTTTCATAGTAGTTAAAATTGTTATTAATCCAAATAAAGCCATTAATTGTGGCCAAAAATCTCTTATTAAGTCCATTATTTATTCCCGTCAAGAAGTTCACCCCATATAGAGCATCTTCCATTTATTATTTGTACTACGTCTACTGTAAAATCTCCCTTACCCCAAAAATCTACAATAGCAAAGGCATGACCCCAATTAATCTTTCTATTACTTAGCCAGTCATTAGCCTCTTCTTTCATGTCTTTTAAACATCCTATAGACCATGCTGCCTTTGGTCCATCCATATGTGTAACTGTCATATGTTGTAAATCATGCCAATGTCCATACATTACATTGCATCCTAATTTCCTTAGATGGTTAGCAGTATGATATTGGCCTCCGTATTGATGACCATGATAAAAGTATAACTTACCTAGTTTAAGGTGCTTTCCAAAGGGATAGTAAGTATAACCCCTTTCTTTTAATTTTATGGCCTTAGAGAGCTTATATTGGGGCAAATAAGGGTATTTCTCTACAAATCTATTAACCCAATCATCATGATTACCTTCTGTAAAGTATTTTTCCGTACATCCAGCACTATCTAATGCTTCATCTATAATATCCATACCTTTATTCACATCACTAATATCTTGCTCTAACTCATCTACAATAAATTCTACAGGTGGAGCAATTTTTCTCTTATATTTCCAAGCAGAAACAGAGCTCCATTCTCCAACATCCCCTAAGTCTATATATGCCTGAGGTTTAACTTTACGTATAGCTTTACAAAGAACATTAATAGCGGCCTTATCTGCTAATGGAAAATGCTTATCAGGGGTCACTATAACTCTTTTAACAAGCTCTCTTTTACTTAATATTAACTCTCTTTTTGACATAACTCTCCTCTTTATCGTAATTCTTTAAATATTTTGATAGTAAGATATATTAAAGTTGCTATCCCTACAAATAAAGAAACAACAGAAGATAATACTCCACTTGCAGATAACCACCATCCACCAACTCCTGCTGTTGTTGTTTTTAATGTATCTATAATATCAAACACTATTAGCCTCCATAAAATGCTTAACTGTTCCCTTTCCTAAGGCAGTATTGTATACTCGTTTCCAATATTTTGCTTGAGCCTCTAAATCGTCTTTACTTGGAAGAGCATGTTTATCCCTTCTATATTGCAATCTACAAAATGCTGCTTGAACTGCAATATTCGATAAAAAGGACATTCTATCATCTTCTTTGTACCCAAGATCCCATAGCTGAACCTTTACTGGAGCTCTATATGAAACATAATTATTCCATACATCATCCATAGTGGCAGGTTCACATTGGAAAAATCCTAAAGCAGGGCCACTAACCTGTCTAAGATGCCGATATCCAGATTCTGCCATTCCAGTCTTATAAACTAGATCAGCAGAATCTTCACTATACATATCTAACCTTTCAAGAGAATACTTGATGATGTTCTTTATTACACCTTTCATTAAGGTTTCTTTTTTTGTACTGGAGCATTTTTATCTGGAGCTCCCTTGCCTGGAGTGCCTTTACCTTTTGATGGAGTTCCAGATGTAGGTGTGCTGTCTTTCTGTGATTTAGCGCTAGTGGCATAAGATTTGCCACCAGGACCTTTACCTGCTCCTGCACCATACTTACCGCCTTGCCAGCCACTGGTGCCCTTAGAACCTTCACCATTGCTACTCCACCACTTATCACTGTCTTTTTTTGGATCATACCCATCACGAGCTTCTCCAATAACTTTTAGTTTTCTTCTTCTTCTTTTTACTTTACCGCCACTCATTATATTTCTCCTTTTTTATTGATTAACCTCTGTATGCCAAGATATATATACTAGTACCATTACCAACTCTAATGGTAGTAAAAGAACCATTTACTATATCTTGATCTTTTAATGTCATCTCTTGACCTGCTCCTGCTTGATAGACTCCATTTTTTGCAAAATCATCACCTTGTTCTGTCTTGCAGCAAACTTCAGCATCAACACCTTCTACTGCTTTAATAGCAATCCACATTCTTACATCTTTATAATCACCTTCACCTGCAATAGCTATAGTACCAGGCGCTGCAGACCCTTGAATAATATCAAATCCTCCTTGGCCTAATACTAAATTAGTTGCCTCTTGTCCTGTATAATTACGAACACCGTGATGAGGTCTTTTTGTAAAAGTTCCCATATATTCTCCTAACTAAATATTAATATTGTAGTAACTACAGAACTAGAGTCTGGATCCCATGCTGATGCAATTTTTACATTACCTGTAGCTGCACCACCAATAGCATCATCTACTGCCTTAGCATATGATCCATCTACTGTTTCAGCATCACCATTCGGATTTGTATGTCTAATTACTTTAACTTCTACTGCCATAACTATCTCCTATATTATAGAACCCGTTCCAGGCATAACCCTTCTTGGGCCAGGTACCTTGCTTGATTCATGTTTTTCAACAATTTTTCTAAATTTTGCCATCCATAATTCAGCTAAATCTACTTCTAACTGATCTTCTGCTATTTTTGCCTTAACATAATATACTAAAGCTTTAGCTAAATAAGAAGGAACATCTATATCATCACTTTCATCTGTTAGCGTTTGAACATCAGTAATAATAAAAGCACCAGGATCTTTGTGAGCTTCATAGATATAGATATCTTCAGAACTATCAGAGGTAAATCCTGGAGCAGTCTCATCCCAATATGTTACATCAGTACTAAATGATAACCTCTTAGCTGCTGCTAAATTTAAAGTAGTACCTGCTCCTTCTATAGTCCAAGAACCACTAAATAAACCATTATTACCCGCATCAGCATCAGAACCCATTATCCATAAATTTGGAGTGGCATCGCTGCTTGTAAATGCATTTGATATCGCTAAAGCTTGAATTGTTGATATTGTTTCATCTGTATTCCAGGTTGCACTTGGGTCAAATAGAGATCCTTGAGTATCGGTAACTCTTGTAAATGTTTTAATACCGCCATGCTTAACATCTCCTGCATCCTGTATTTCTTGTATCTTATGAACACCGTTCCATCGGCCACTTCCTCCAATATATATAGTATCATTTACATCAAACTTACTAAAAGTACTCCATACAGTTCCTGTTCTAACAAATGTTAAATACCCATCAACTACAATCCATCCATTGTAATATACTTTTGTAATATCTCCCTTTTGCTGTGCCCATGTTACAACTTCTGGAAAGGTATATATAGGTGTATATACATATTCTAACTCTATTCCATCAGATACATCAGATTGCGGGCTCTTCCATTTAGCAAGAGAATTAGGCAAATCAATAGAAGGGACTGAACTTGGAGAAGTTAAACCACTAGTATCATTCCTATCTCTTTCAACAACAGCTATATTATTTCCTTTTATATAATAAGCATATTCTTTGCTATTTGCCATCAGAATCCTCCGTTTTTGGTTCACCTACCATTCTAGGAATGGATCTAAATTCATCATCAGTATTTAGATGATTCTTACACCGTATATCTAATAACTTTAAAGCTTCTTGAGGTATAGGGTAAAATCTTTGTCCTTTATTAATAGAAAGTTTAGTAGTCGTAACATGGCTTTCTGATAAAATATTAATTTCCTCAAGACCATCCTTAATATAAGCAATGGCACGACCTGTTTCTGTCATACCTATTCTTTCCATTAATTCTTTAACTTTCATTTGTCTCCATTTTTATTTTTAGACTTTGAATCTTTCATCTCTTCCAAAGCAGCCTTGTATCCTAAAAGCTGATTATACTCATCTGTAAGATTCTTTATAGTAATAGGTATACCTTCTAACCTTTTATTAACTTCTTCCATACTGTGTTTCATTTTCTCTCCCTTTTATTTATTTTCTAACGCTGTTACCTTAGCTGATAATTCTTGTACTGCTTTTACAAGTATTGATACAATCCCTGTTACATTGATTGATTTACCAGCATTTTCAGAATTTTCCTTTACACCATTAACTTCTACTTCAGCAATAGTATAATCATCTCCATGAACAATTTCTGGAACAATTGATTCTACTTCTTGAGCAATAAAGCCGACACCTTTTCCCTTAGTTTCATTTTTCCAATCAAACTTAACTGCTCTTAATTGATTTACAGTAGATAAGCCATAAGTATTATCAGCAATATTCTTCTTTAGATTTCTATCTGATGTATCATTAAAATCACCACTCATAACACCAGCTGTTGTTGCTGTAAAATATGCTCCAGTGCTTGAAGTTTCTACACCACCAGAAGCATAGTTCATCACAAAGGTATTTGCACTCTTGTCCCATCCTATACCCCAATCAAAATCTGCAAGTTCTGAGGCTGTACTATCACCAGCATTAGTTCCTCCAAATCTTACCATGGCATCTCCATTGTTACTATTTTTAGCACAGAGACTAAGTTGTACATGTCCAGCTCCAGAACTTTCTATTTCAAGCTCAGATGATGGGGCAGATGAATTTATTCCTACATCTCCAGCTGGAGTCACTCTCATATGAGCAGAAAGACCTCCACTCCCATCACTTGTTGAAAACAGGATCTCTGTTGGTACATAATTACCTCCAGAGCTAATACTTCCATCCTGAACAAATGAAATCCCTCCTCCTATTGCAAAAGCATCTCCACCACTCGCATCGTTTACACCATATGCAAGAACCTGACCTATAGTTCTATTGTCTTGCGTTACACTCTTAGTCCCAATTGTGTCATGATTTGATGTTTGTAGAACTAATACTGCTGAATGACTCGTACTGCCATCTGAATAACAAGATGCTGCTATTACACTATCGTTGGCTGTGTTTGACACATCAAATCTATGAGTTGGATCAGAAGTATTAATACCAACCTGTCCAGAGCTATTTATTGCAATATGTTGATTATCCATGCTTCCAGCAGTAAGGAACATAGTACTAGTTCCAGCATTAAAACCAACTCCACCTTCTAAATCTGGTGTTGAACCATGATAAAATCTTACACAAGCATCAGCACCAGCATCGCTATTTTTAGATCGTATATCTAGAAGAGTAGAAGTGGTAGCAGTAGATTCTATATGAAGATTTACATCAGGCTGTGTGGTTCCAATGCCAACACGACCACTTGATTTGATTGTCATTGCTGTGCCAATCCCTACTCCAGTTCCTTCTACATTAAATTTTAACATGCCAGCATCATTAGCACCATCTTCAATTCCAACTACCCCACATAAAAAATTATCAGTTCCATTCCCAAAATATAGACCACCCATAGTATTTGAAGTTCCACTATCAGATCTTCCGATTCTTAACTGAGCAGTACCTCCTTCAATATCAAGAGAAGATTCAGGAGTTGAAGTACCTATGCCGACCTTACTATTATCAGCATCTAAATATAAAGCAGTAGCTTTATAAACTCCACTATCATTCATTAACTCTATTTGATTTCCATTAGAACTATAACTATCTTGACGCTTAACTAGCTGATCATAGGTAGATGTGATTGTTTGATTTTTTAATGTTGCCATTTAAACTCCATTATTTAGCTAATATATATTTGATAGTAGCCTCATTTTCACAGTAAACATGAACTCTATCCATTTTTAAAAATCCATTAATATCTAAAGATATTATATTTTGAGGCTTTAATCGAATATAATTTCCTTGATTGTAATACCTACTATCTGCTTCCCAATTATTATTATTATCTTCCCATTCTTCCAATCCAGTTAAAGTAATCTCTATAGTATCTCCACCTTCAGGATTTTCATTCTTAATACATAAAAATTCAGCATCAGTAGCCCCATTTGTGTCTCTTAATATTGTCCATCCAGTAAATGTAAAGCTTTTATTATACCAATCTTCTGTTACTTGGCTGGCTGCAATATTCATATTTTTTACAGATCCACCCACAGGAAATTCATTCATTACCCACTTTCTAGTCGCTCCATCTTCCATAAGATGTCCAGATCTATAAGTTGAAACTGTAGATTTGATAATTCTTCTATCGTCAGCAGCCATTATGCTTTTATATACCTAATTGTTTGTTCTGCAGTACCATCAGTTTTTACATAAACAGAATTAGCACCATCTGCTGCACTTTCAAGATTACTAGAAAATGTTTCACCTGGAGCAATTCTAAATAGATAAGTGCCTGAAGTTCCATTTAATGATACATGTATATATGCTGCAGAATCAGCTCCTGCTGCAGTTTTTCCAAGGTTTTTTAAAGCAATTGCTGCTATGCCATTACCAAGATGAGATGTAGTAGATCCATTAGCATTAATAGTAGTACTGGCAACTTCTGTTGGGGGAGTAGTGCCAGAATATAACTCAGCACCTCCATACCATTTTGTATCAATATCACTATCTACATACCATTTTTCTGGTCCTGTAATATATTCCTGCATATCAATGGTCTCTTTCATTTTTATCTTGTATTGAACTGCCATATTATGTTCCTACAACTAATACTTCTACAGCTACATGTGCACTTCCAGAGCCTAATGTTATTACAGCCCCTGTAGGCTTAGGTAATACCATTGCTTCTCCAGATTTTAAAGTTCCAATAACATCTCCATCATGCTTGACTAAAGCTGTATCAGCTGCTACACATGCAGTTGTCGTTCCGAATAAAAACCCTGTATTTTTAATATAAATTAAATCTGTATTACCATCATGAGTTGGTACAGTACCTCCATTAGATGTAACTGTAGTTGAGGTACCATCTGCAAATCCTGCTACTGTAGTATCATCACCCTCTATCTCTCCACTACCACCTAAAGACCTTCTAACATCTTCATGAATAACCGTATGAGCTTGATACTTTGTAGCAACAGCATCCAATGAAACCTTAGGAGTTACTGATACTTTAAATGATGTAACATTTTTATCTGCCATAATTTCTTTCCCTTCTTCTTTGATCTCTACGCTGTACTGGAGTTTCTGGAGATGCAGGAGTCATTCCAATAAATGCTTGATCATACTCTTGTTTTAATCTTACATACTGATCTTGTAGCCATTGATACTTTGTAGTAGAATCTTTTAAAGATTGATCATACTTAGTTACTTTGGCCTGAACATCTGATGTATATAATGATAACTCTGATTGATATTTTTGAATACTATTTGCTTGTTCTCCACTCCATGTTTGTAATGATTTTTGCATATTAGCAGTATGTTCAGCAGTTTCTGTTTGAACTTCAGCAGTATATTTTTGTAATTCTGTTCCAAATTTCTGTATCATACTTGCATTTGATGTGTTCACTTCTTGTAACTTTTGAGCATATTCTCCAGTCTCAGCTTGTACTTTACTTTGATAAGATTGAACATCGGCTCCAAATTTTTGTAAAGTTAAAGTATATTCTTGTATCTGGGATTGTAAATCAAAATCTCCTTGTTTTTGAGCTTCTGCAGCATCTCCTTGAAATTTTGCTAACTCAGCTTGTATATTTGCTTGAAATATAGTATTTTCTCTATTAAATAAATTCATAGCATCTGTCATCTTAGCTGCATGTTCAGCAACAATTTGCTCTTGTTGACTTTGCCATATTTGCAATTCTTTATTTGTATTTGCTTGCCATTCTTGAACTTCTTTATTAACTTCCTGCTGATATTCACCTAATTCTTGCTGATATTTAGTCATAAGTAAATCAGACTCTTTAGTCTTCTTTCCTATATCTGCTTGATACTTTGCATTTAATTCATTAAATTTATTTAAATTATTAGCAGCTTGAGCTGTGTAGGCTGTAATATAAGTAGATATTTTTTCTATTTGAGCTGAACCTAATTCTGTATCTTCTTGATCTTGTATAAAATCTCCAGCAACTTCCCACCAATCACTTACATCAGCTTTAGCATTACCCGTTGTTAAATTTCCTGTTAAATCTTCAGTAACACCACCTATTGTTGGAGGCGTATAAGTTGGAACATCTCCAAATGCAGAAACTACAGTACTTGGAGGTTCAGGTGGAACAGCTGTAATTGCAAGACTTGTAATAGATTTAGTGGCAAGATTTGCAAAATGAGTGCCTGCACCAAAACCAATTACTGCATTACTATTATAAGATGGCTGATTACCAGATATATCAGGCTTTGGAATAGTTGTAATATCAGGACTACTTATAATTGGTATATCTATATCACTAGGTGCCGCTGCTGATAATGAAAAAGGAGCTAATGTATCTAGCTCTGGAATAACAGGAGGAACTATTGTTATATTTAAATTTGCCAATGTCCCTGAATATTCAGCATAAGAATCTAATGCTGGAGGAGTAGGCGATGCCATAAAGTCCTCTAATGCTCCTATAGAAATATTACTTAAATTAGCATGAATAGTCCTAAGTGATGCATACAATACAACTAAATAAATCTTATCATTTGGAAAATATTTTATATCTGCGTGTGCTTGAGTTAAATCGTCTCCATTTGTTAGATCTTTTGGTACGTTATTAACATATAAAACTTTAAATTTATTATTTGCAGCTCCTCCTGTTGATGGATTTTCAGGAAGAGGAAATACATGTATATTATTATTTTGAGTTACCATATATGCAGGATTAAATTTAGATGCATAATGTAAACTCTCTGAATCTTGAACTAATGATTGCAAATCTACAGGTATTTTTCTACAATCTCTCCAGTCATTATTTGTCCCAGTCTCTCTAAGAACACTTATGATTTTAGTTGAACCTGGATTAAAACCATTATCATGTAGTTCAGAACTTTCTATTAGGAATTGATCTAATTCATTAGGCATAAGCGCTACAATCCTATTAGTAACTTCTGTTACTCCATCTCGTAAAAATTGAGTTAACTCAGCATCAGTAGGTGTAGTCCCTACAGATAATTGAGTCATCCCTTCAACTTGTGCTTTAAATGTTGCCATATAATTCCTTTATTTAGGCCTTGCCCGCCTCTTTGGGGAGAGAAGATCCCTCAGAAACGGGCTTAACCTATTTTATTTTACTAAGTTAGACCTTCATTACCAACACATGCCCAACCGCTTGTAGTTCCATCATCTGCCCATACGAACATACATGATTTATTATTAGCTATTGCAACTGAAGCAGCACCTAACGCAGAATCAGGAGTTACTGTTTTCGCTCCACTTCCACCAGTATTGCATACAATAGCCATTTGACCATTATATGAACCATCTGCTAAAGTTATTGCTTGAGCACCACTGCTC